CCTTCAAAGCTTTAACTATTCCAATCAAGCTGTTGAATATTGAAATCAATCCTACTATTATGCCGGTTAAGGGATTAAACAGCGCAGCCGAACCGGCTATTGCAACCAAAACGCCGAGAACTTTGCTAAGTTCCGGGTGCTCATCTACGAAGTTAATAATTTTCGCAACCAAATCGGCAATTCTGCCGGTTATTTCAACAACTTTTGGCGTGAGATCCCTTATATCTTTCATAAACTCAAACACTTCCTTGCCGCTTTTCTTCAACCAATTAATCACTCCCTGCGGACCACCCATTTTATCAACCCAATCTTTGAAAGCATCCACTATTCTTGAAATCATATTCTGTATGGTTCCGGCTATCTTTTCCTTGTTTGAATCAATCCAAGCAATTAATTTGGCTGCAGATTGCCGGGTTAAATCAAATATGCTTCCACTCTTCACTTCGCCTCTCAAGTTGATTCCGATTATCTCCCGTAGCATAAAACCCATATTATCGGAAAGAGTGGCGTATAATCCTGATAAAGATGTTGATTGCGCCACCATTGAACCGTAGAACCTGCCGCCTTCCTTTGTCATCGCTTCCAGCGCTTTCTTTACTTCCGGGAAGCCAACTTTGCCATCTTCTATCATTTCGTTTAGTTTTTCACCGCTTGCTCCCATAACTTTTCCAAGCTCCTCATAAATCGGCAAACCTCTCATAGCGAATTGTCGGATGTCAATAGTGAACGCCCTGCCTTGCGCCTTTAAGGTTCCGAATAAATATGCGAGATCTGAAATAGGAACGTTCAACCCGGCGGAAATATCGCCCAGAGTTTTCATTCCTTCAAAAGCTTCATCGGCTTGGAAACCGAAAGCCATAAGTTGCTTGGTGGCAGTAGCGAGTTCCGGCATCTCAAAAGGGGTGGCGGCAGCGAACTTCGCAATCTTTTCCAACAGATCCCCGGCTTTGTCAGCCGAACCCATCATAGTCGTGAGAGCGATTTTCGTTTGCTCAAAATCGGCAGCGCTTTTAATCCCGGCAATACCAGCCGCAATAGTGGCGGCTCCCAAACCGGCAATAGCGGCAGCAGCAACTTTAGCCGCTCCTGCTAAAAGGTTAAATCCCGGCGAGTTGCCGAGAGATTTAACTTGACTGCCAACGCTCCTTAAGGTAGAAGAAGCATTGTCTTTAGCATTTATAACGATTTGTAGGTTTGTGTTAGTCGCCATAGGTTTTTTGCCTTTCCGCCTCTTCGGCTTCCAAGCGCCTTATTATGTCAATTGTTTCAATGAATTCAAGCGGCTGGCTCATATATGTCCGGTAATCCCAACCCATATATTTGCAAGTAAGAGCGATTGAAACCAGCTTATCGGCTTTCTGCGCTTTCCCGGCAACCAAGTAGGCGATCTGGAGTTCTATTTCTTCTCTTTTTTTTTATCCAAACCCATTAGTTTATTAAGCTCCAAAACTAAATTGTCGTAATCTTCTTTCGGTAAAGCCAGCACCGCTTCCAAGATATTTTCCGAATTTCCGTCAACTTTCAAAACCATAATCTCAAATGTCTTGTTCTGCGCTTCCCGGGCAAGTTTTGCGTCAATGCCGGGAATAACTGTGTTGCCTTCTCCGTCAACCGAAACTTGCATATCCTTCAAATAAATGTCCTCTATCTCCCTGTTTTCTCCGCCAGTAATATAGGTTTTGACTTCCACTTCGTGCTTGCCGAGCTTTATAACTTTGGTTTCACGCTGCATTATTATCTTATTAAATTTTAGTAAGCGTCCTTGTTGTTAATCACATAACAGTCGGAAAACAATTTGCTTGTTGCAATATCCCAAAGCGCCGTAAGGTTGATTGTTTGACCCGCAACTTCATCATTTCCTCTCTGGCTTTCCCATTCCGAGAAGTCAACTGTCGGAAATTCAAAGTAAACTGTCGGGTTATTAGTTCCGATTGTCTGGCGCATATTCTTTAGTTGGATGCTGCAAGCTTTTATTGAAGCGCCGGTCATATAATCCCTCCAAGTGCGATCCTCGTAATTGAGAGTAATCGCAATTTGGGCGGTGAACTGCTTATTGAGAATATCTTCCGGCTCCAACGTTCCGCAAACCCAATCATAATCGGTGTTTTTGTTTATCGTAAGCTTTAAGCTTTTCACGGATATTGCAGTAGCAGCCGCCAAGGAAGCAGTATCGGCAGCCACCTTAAATACCAATTCCCTGCCAACAAACTTATAATCAGCCGCATAACTTGGAGTAAACGTGCCGTCATTTCCTTTCTTGCATTTGAATCCTATGCTGAATTTTGCAATTTCATCCGGTGAAACATCAATTTCAAGGGTATCAATCATTGACATTTTGAACTGTGTATCGCCAATTGGATCGTCAACGTGCAAAGAAAGCGACTGGTGCTGGTTGCTTTCGCTCAAAGTGTAAGTATGCTTTTTTGCATCTAAAACCGTCGTCACGCTTTCCGCTCCCATTAAAGCAAGCATAATCAAACCGAAACTATCGGCGTTAATTTCCGCCTCTAAGTTTCCTTCGGAGAAGCGCCCTGTAACTATGGCTTGCGAACCATTGCCCGAAATGCTTCCCAACCCTTCGCCGCTTCTCGCCTTGTTGGCTTTGTCGTCAACGGTGATGTTTACTTTCGGAACAGTCAAAGTTGCATCCACGCCTAAACCTCGTGTCTCTTCTTTGCCTATCCCTAAATTTACTCTGCGTCCTATGAATTTGCTCATCTTTTTTAATTTACCTTATAAATAATATTAAAATTAAACTGTTTTGGAAACTTTTACCGCTACTTCTATCTCCGCCGTTATGAATTTCCCTGCATCCGCTTCGTATATCTTACTAACGGTCGGCAGCGCTCCCAATAAAACCCTGCCGCTTGGCATTGAGATACCGCTCAGGAACTCATCGCTGTCAATGTTATCCCTAATGGTATCGCAAAGCTCCTCTATAATTTCCCGGGTTTTAACTTTGCTGTTCGTTTCATTGTCAATTGGATAGAAGGCAAACAAGGTAAAAACGTAAAGCTCTTGGTTTTCGTTGGTTGTTTCATATTGGCTGGAATTGCCGTCGGTTCTTACGGAAACTGCCGGATAGCCGCTAAAATCTTCAGTGGGGTAATCTTCCACTTGCTGGATATCGCCTATCCCCTGCAACTTCGTCTTCAATTTTTCCTTGATAACCTTGAAACTCATTTGAAAATCTTATTTACTAATTTTTCAACTTCTGCGCTTGCAAAATCCTCAACACTCTTTTTGCTTTCTTCAACCGTTATTTCAAAGAAGGGGCGTTTTTTCATCCGGCTAGTTCCTTCGTGGACATAAGTTGCATAACTTGTAATTGAAGAAGGTCGCACATAAGCCACGCCATTGCCGCTTTGGGCATAGATCCCCCTTCGCATTGCTCCGGTATCAATCGGCGACTTCCACATTCTAGTTCCTTTGGTAATGTTCATCTTCGTTTCTGCTTCCAAAAAAACTGCCACCCGGTTAACCACATCCTTCAATCCCCTTGTCGCTTCCATTGGGAACCGCTCAAAGGCGCTCACTAATTTTTCAAATCCGCTTATGCTGAAATTTATCTGCATCAGTTAATCTTCTTACAAATTATCTCCATATAATCCGCTATCAATCCGTCATTTCGGTTCTTTATTCCGCCGGAAACAATTTGGTAAATATTGCCGTCGCAATCTTCTAAGTGGTCACCCGGTTTCAAATCCTTCCCGGTATCAACATAAATGCTAAAAAGTTCCCCGGCGCTGCCTTCAAACATCGCCGCCTTTTCATCGCTTGTCGGTTGAACCGTCGCCTCCATACTGACTGTCAAGGTCAAATAAGCGCTTCTATTCCCGGAAACTTGCGAAAGCCGGTAAATTTTTACATATCTGTCTAGAAGTTGCTTTAGCATAATGGTTTGTCACGGAAAGATTTTAATATTCTTAAAACATCAGCGTTCCTTTGAACTGCATCTTCAAAGACAATGGTATGATCACCTAAACTCTCCGATTTTATACCTGCCATTTTACGGGTATTGAAAACATAGCTGATTATAGTGCAAACCGCCCACTGTATTGCTCCGGGAACCGTTGCGTAACCGGCAGTATAAGTGCAACGATAACGGTTTTTGCCGAGTTCAAACATCGCGTCATCATACATTTCAGGATCGCCGTCATTTTTGAAATCCAAGAACGAACTGGTTTTTGTGATTATTCCCCGGGCAGTATCAACCCAATACTCGGAAGCGTTTATTGTCGTCCAGTCATCGGTATTATCTGCCGCATTATTTTTTTCAAGCTTACTGAAACTCGTAATTGGAAAGTGCTTTAATGTAAGCTCCCTATTGCCGGTTCCGTCATATTCTTCTTCCGTATAAGTCGTCTCCTCAAAAACCCGATTCGTCATCTGCTCAACATAACTCCCAACCATAGTAAGCAGTTGAGTAAGAACTGCATCGCTATCGGAGTTTGTTATACCTAGAAACTGTTTTAGGTTTGCGAGTGTTACCAGCATTTTTTCGCTTAATTATTTTATTATTCGGGCGCATCATCTTATCCGGGTAATCAACTATTTCTTTTAAATTCAAAGTTGCCTTGCAGCTTTCAACTAAACCGTGGGCAATATTGTTTTCAACTTCAACTATTTCGCCTTTTTCTTTTCCGTTCCAATCTTTTAGAAGTTTAAGTTTGCGCATATTGTTGGTTTAAATCCCTTTATCCTGCCCGGAAGTATCGGGCAGAGAAAAGAATTAAACGAAACTAGGGAATAGTTGTTAAAATTCTTGAAGCGTTGGGAACTACTACTGTTC